TGAAATATTTTTTAGATTTCTATTTCCAAATCTATTTCTAAATGCCTTATCACCATATCTTTGAGCATATCTTTGTTGAGTTGATTTAGATACTCTTCTTCCAAATTTATCAAATCCTCTGGGAATTTTTCCTCCTCTATTGAATAACTTATTAACCCCCATACCCAACAATGGAGGTCCAAGGAATGCTCCCCCAGCAATTAATGCTGGACCAAATGCTCCTAACCAATCCCCACTTGCTGCTTTAGTCGCAGCATTAAATGCAGATAATGCCCCAATTGCTTTAAATGGATCATCATAAGAACCAGCAGAGAAAAAATTTCCTGCAAATTTCTTTACATCTAAAAGTTTAATTTTTTTTCTTGATCTTCTTTTTGATTTTTTTTCCTCTTCTAATTCAATAAGATCAAGTCTTTTTTTGTATTTTGCTAAAACCGATAATTGAGTTCGTTTTTGATAAATTCCTTTTTCAAAAGTTCTTCTTAATTTTAATGAACTTTTTTTTGCTTTATCTGAAAACTTTAAAATCGATCCAATGTTTGAAACTTTCGCAACAATTTTGGGTTGAGTTTTTACTACTGGTTTTATATTAGTATCTTCCATGTATTATACGATTTGATAAATTAATCTTGAATATAATGTTAAGAAATTGTCTGAGTAAGATGTAGATACGTGATTAATTATAGCATTGCCCTGATCACCCATTGACATTGGAGATGATTCTTGATTTTGTGGTGATACAAATGGCACTACAACAGGTGAAGATGAAGATGGAGCATGAGTCACATTTGGATATTGTTTTGTTGGTGATACCTTCATTCCATTTAATCCGGATTCTAAATTTGCAAAATCCTTCAAAGCATTTTTGAATTTTTTCCAATGATTTGTTGTTTCTGGTTTAGATAGATCCCCCGCGGATCCAGCATTATACATCTTAACCATATTTTCAATACTACCCTTTGCAGGACCATTTAAAAGATCTCTCATATACAAAGACCCCAAAACTATATTTGATTGTGGATCTTTAATATCATCTTTTAAATTGTATTTCTTTCCATATTTTTTATATTGTTCATCAAAAGTCCCCGGCATCATTTGCATTATTCCCATGGCACCAGAACCGGATATTGCATTTGGATCAAATGTAGTAGATTCAATCTTTCCCATTGCTGCTATTTGAGAAGCAGGAAGACCACTAATTTGAGATGCTTGATTAATTATATCCTTATATTTTCCAGAATTTAATTGGGTTGGATTACTTGGTGGTGGTAAAATTGGTGGTGGTGGAGGAGTTCCACCACCAGAAGGTGCATTAGTTTGATTCTTTTGTTTGTTTAATAAAAAGTCAAGTGCTTTTTCAAATTTTTTATTTAAATTTTGAAATCTTTGTAAATCATTTTCGGGAATTGGTGTAATATTTTGAGAATCAGTTATTCCCTTTTGCTCTTGAGTAAGATCTTCTAATCTTTGTTGCTGAGCATCAGTATTATCTTGTGGTCCTAAAATTTTACTTGCGGCAAACAATCCTGCACCTATACCAAGTCCTGCTAATCCTTTTTTAGCAAGTCCTGGAACAAACTTTGCACCTTTACCAGCAACTTCAGTTCCTACTCTTGCACCCTGAGAAACCCCTTTTCCTCCTTTAAATATTCCTCCAAGAACTTTAGCAGCAATTATTCCTCCAACTGCTTGACCAATTGCTGGCAAATAAGTTGCTCCAATTCCGAGAAGTGGTCCAATTGCTTTCATAGGATTGCCATTGGCAAATGCCTCAAGCATATTGAAGAGTGCTAATGCTCGAATAGCACCACCAGTTCCAGTGAAAAATCCACCAACATACTTTTTAATTAAATCTTTTAGACTTGTTTTATCATCACCAAGTTCTCTCTTACCAATTCTTCTACTACGATTTGAAACTCTTTTTCTATATTCTTCTACTTCTTTTTTATTAATTTGTTTAGTATTTTTATAATCTTCTACAATAACTTCTCTAACTTTATCAAGATTATCAGTAATTTGAACTAAATCAAGTGTTAATCTACCAAAAGTAGATGCAATTTTTTTTGGAACTGCTATTGGTTCCTCAGATATATCTTCTGATGTTTTTGAAATTTTATCTGCAAGTCCTTCGGGTATTGCCCTTGTTTTTGGGATAATGCTGGAAATCTTTGCAGTTTTAATTGATGCTACTTTTCCCGGACGAAATTTAGTAGCACCAGCAACAAACCCAGATGCTTTCTTTTTCTTTTCTTGAGATTGTTCTAGGTCTTTTTGCTGTTTATCTCTTTCTTTCTGAATTAATTTTAACCTTACATCTTCTTCGTCATTGATTCTCTTAATCGTAATCTCTGCAAGTTCATAGAATCGAAGGATATAATCACAACACTCTCGAAGATTTTTATTTAATTCTGGATTATTATAAAATGGTCCAGTATTTTCAAATTCTTTATAGTCCTTAAGTTTTCCACCGAAGAATCTTAAATGTTGTAATGCAGTATCATATCCTTTATTTGTTGGAGTTAAATACCCAACCTGCATCAAAAACTCAGTATCTTTTCCTAGAAACTTATCTAACTTATCATAAGAATCACCCCTCATTTTTGGAGGTGGAAACAAATGGAATCCAGGAGGAACTAATTTTTGAAGTTCCTCCTGGATTCTTTGTTTTTTTAATTCAATAAGATCTTTAGTATTCATGGATTAAAGACTTTGTTTTTTTGATGCCTTCTCTTCTTCTTCTTGAATATGATTTTCCAAAAGAGTTAAATAAATTTCTCTTTCCCATGGTATCATATTTTCAATCTCAGTTAATGAATATTTATGATACTGCATCAATGCAAAGTTAATCCGATAAAATCCTTCTAAGTCTTCATGACTTAGCATTATCCGAAAAAACTTGAAAGTCCTTCTAATACAACTTCACTTTCTACTTCAGTTTTTGGATTTTTGATAATTAAAGTATGAGATAATTTAGGCATAGTTTCAAAAAAGTTTTCAATTCCTTTAAATTGATTTGAATCCATTGTTTGCAACCAATCTACAATTTCTTTTTTGGTCACTTCACTAGAAGTCCAAGAATCATCTTGAGTATAAACTATATCAATACAAGATGCTGCAACTTCAAAAGATTTATCAATTGTTTCCTCAGTTCCATTTGGTTTAGAAAAGTCAAAATTATTATCAACAAATTCTTGAAGTGAAGGATACTTCATTTTTATAGTAATATTATCATCTATTTTTATTTCAGTTGTATGTTCTTCTGGAATTTCTACTTTAATTTCGTCAATATTGACTACAACATCTACTTGAGTTTCATTATCATCGGGACAAGTGATTGTAAGTTCAACAGACTCCCCAACAGATTTTGCTCTAATGTTTAAGAAAAGATACTCAATATCAAAACTTGGAAGATTCTCAATCTTAATTCCTCTAGTAAGAACACAATCTCTTAAAACATTTTTAACTTCTTTGGTGATTTGTTCGGAATCACCACTTTCCATTGCAAGAATTAAAACTTTTTCTTCTTTTACAAGAAATGGACGGTATTTAACTATCTTTTTATTTGATGGCAAAGTCAACTCATAAGTCGGAGTGACAATTTTTGGTAAAGGCATAATGTCCTATAAAATTCAGGTATGATTATTTATTCTTATTTTTTGGGGTTGACTTTTTTATGTTTTTGATAGACATATCTATCATAATTAAATGTGATAGTTGTTTTCAATACAGATGATTGATCGTATGATACTGGTATTGAAATGATATTTATCGGATATGCATTCAATAAAGTATAAGTAATTGCTCTTGGATCTACCGTCGCACCTTGAATTCCTCTAGGTAATAATCTTCCATTATAACCAGCAGGTCTTCCATCTCTTTCATATTTTACAATATTAATTTCTGTTTCATAATTGTCTGGATAATTAAATTTAAAATATGAATCTTTACCTAATGTGTTGGTTCCGTTTAATTGTGATATTTGATCCATCCAAGATTCAAAGAAACTAATTGTTCCATAATCTGCTTTAATATAAAAACTAACATCTATTGGAGGATATACTCTTTGATTTGGATATTGTTCAGTAATTCCTTGCCTATCCCCTACAACTTGATTAAGATTAAACGAAGTGCCAGGAAGAACTGCTTCGTATGCAAGTACCGAAATATACTCTTGACTATATCCTCCAAAATTTTTATTCTTTATTTCTACAGAAAATAAAGAAGATAATGATAAATCTAAAAGTGTTCTATAAATTACTTCAGTTGGTTGAATATCTAAACTTTGGTTTATAAGTGGAGTATCTAATGCCATCTAAATAGAGTGAGTACCTATACTATATGTATGAGTTATAAGGGACCATTTAAACCATCTTTTCCTGAAAAGTATGTAGGTAATTATAAAAATATCATTTACCGTTCACTTTGGGAATTAAAATTTATGAACTATTGTGATCTAAATGAAAACATTATTAAGTGGTCATCTGAAGAAATTTGGATTCCCTATATTTCACCATTAGATAATCGTTGCCATAAATATTTTCCAGATTTTTATATCAAATATAAAAATAGTGAAGGGAATATTAAAGAAAGTTTAGTGGAAGTTAAACCAAAAAGACAAGTGAATGGTCCAAAAGTTGGTAAAAAAATAAACCAAAAGCAACTTGTAGAAATGAAAGAGTTTGCTAAAAATCAAGCAAAATGGGATGCCGCAAAAGAATTTTGTGCTGATAGAAAATGGGAATTTCAAATCATCACAGAAGATAATTTATTTGGATAAAAAGTTAAAGTAGTTTTAGAAAATTAAATGGCATATCAAACCATCTTCGAAGAAATTCAAAACAAATCAAGAGGTCAAAGTCATTCTAAGGAATGGTATCGTTCAAATATTTTCTTTGCTCGTTCAATGAAATATGAGACAAATCCCAATTCAATGATTACAGATGAAAGAGAAGATGAAGTTGATTTGATGGGAGGAAGAGATCAAAATATTGTAAGACCATTTCCTAAGTTGTTCAGTTTAATGTTATATGAATATAGAGCAAAGTATAGAGGGGAACTTCCCTTTTATGACAAATATCCATTGGCATTTATTTTAGATTTTAAACCCAATTCTTTTTTTGCAGTAAATTTGCATTATTATTCTCCAGAAGAAAGAGTTGGAATAGCAAGAAGTTTAGTACAAAATAAAATTCCAAGATTTGAAAAGGGAGCACATAAATACTTATTATCAGAGGTACGCAGTCCTTACTTAGATTTCGACACAAGAGAATGGGATACCATATGCTTATTACACATAGAAGAATTTGTTCGAGATCTAGGTGGGGCAGAAATACCAGTTCCATCAGAAAGAGTGTGGGGTAGATAGACATGGCAGCAATAGTACCAGTAGGATATCAAAATTTAGGTAATGGAGTTTGGGGAACAGATATAACAATAAAAGGAAAAGCATTTCAGGTTGTAGTAAATCCAACTACTGAACAAAAGTGGATATATGAAAAAGATACTTTTGGTAATGGAAAACCTTTATTTACTATCCTACCTTCTGGAGATCCGACATCTAAAGGTGATAAGTTTTCATATCACGAAAGACGAAGTGCATTAGATGCTGCTGGAATAGGACCAGGATTATTATATGATACTTTAAAACAACAAACTACTTGGTCCAATGTTAAAGGAACCCTCCCAGCACCACCAGGAAGATCTGGAATAGGAACCTCACCAGATAATACAAATAATCAAAATCCAGATAATTCTGATCCCGCATCGTCTCCTGCAGTATTTGATATATCATCTAATAATTTTCAAAATGATGAAGAGTTTAGCAATAAGGATTGGTTGAAATATCCAAAAGATATGAATCTTTCTCAAGATAGAATTGTCATAACTCAAAGAAGATATATTGCAACTAATGCATTTTCAGAAGGAAAGATAAATGAAAATGCAATTTCTCAAGAAAGATTTAAAGAACCACCAACCAAAGAACAACTTTTAGGCACAGTAATTTTACCAATGCCGAATGATATATCAGAAACTAATGTGACTGCATGGGGAGAAGATAGTCTTTCTTCACTAGCAGCATTAGTTGGGGGTGCTGCTTTAGGTGTTGCTGGGGGATTAGGTGCCGGGAACTTTGATAAGATTGGTAAAGCTGCCAATGAAGCAATAAAAACGACTTTAAATAAAGAAAGTGGGGCAAATGAAACAATTAAACAATTATTAACATTAAATGCTGCCTCAGCAGTCACTAAAAAGTTTGGAATTAATATTAATCCAGAAGCATTTAGAAGTCGTATTACTGGAACTGCAATCAATCCCAATTTAGAATTATTATTTCAAGGACCAAAACTAAGAAGTTTTGCATTTCAATTTAAAATGTCTCCAAGAAGTTGGGAAGAAGCAAGAAACATAAGATATATTATTAAATTTTTTAAAAAGGGAATGGCAGCAAAAAGAAATTTTACCGATGCAAAAGCAGCATATTTCTTAGGAACTCCTAATGTATTTGATATTAATTTCAAATCTGGAAATACTGAATTAGGAAGTATCGGAAAAATTAAAACCTGTGCTCTTCAGCAATGTACAGTTAATTATACTCCTGACGGATTTTATGCAGCATATGAAGATACTCAAAAAAATGCTGCCGGAGGAAGTCAACCAATTGCTGTAACAATAACACTAGCATTTACAGAATTGACCCCACTATATAATGATAACTATGAAGATTCTGATACTGTTGGATGGGACGTATTAAATGATGGTCCTACAGGAACTCCTTCAACATCTTCTCCTGCTCCATCACCATCACCTTCTCCAACAGGACAACCAACAGCAGCACAACAAAGAGAAGCAGGTGAAGCACTTATAAAGTCCGGTGCCGGAGCATCACCAGCACAAACTCTTATTAAATCTGCATCATAACCAATGACATATTTCAGAGAAGTATCGGACTTACTTTATCAGTCCCAGCAACCAAACAGAAACTCTTCTTATGATTATGTAAGAGTCAAGAATCTATTTCGTAGAGCAAAGATTCGTGATGACTTCTTTCAAAATGCTGTAGTATTTACAAAATATAAAATTATTGGAAATGAACGTCCAGAACAAGTGGCAGAAAAAGTTCATGGAAGTTCTACTTATGATTGGGTAGTTCTAATTGCAAATAATATTCTCAACATTAGAACTGAATGGCCGTTAAATGATTATGAATTTGAGAACTTTATATTTAGAAAATATACCGAAGAAACCTTATATGATGTTCATCATTGGGAAACTTTAACTTATTATGATTCAAGAGGAAAATTAATTCTTCCAAGTGGAAAACAAGTTGATTCAGATTTCTCAATGACTTATTTTGAAGAATCATTAAATCAAACTCAAACAATTTCTCCAATTAAATCAATATCTAATTATGAATATGAAGTTCAAAAAAATGATGAGAAGAGAAATATCTATGTGCTAAGAAATAATTATCTTCAAACCGCAGTTGATGATATGAGGGAAATTATGTCTTATGGATTTTCTTCTCAATATGTAGATGATAATACAAAAAAGGGAGATAATTTAAGAATTATCTCCCCAAGATAATCAGTCTTCTGCTAAACGAGCAAAATAACTCATAGTATCATCTTCTTCTTCCACATTTGCTGAAGAAAGATTATTGAGTTCCTTGCGAAGACTCTCAGGAAGAGGAGGAGCAGAACCACTATCCTCATCCTCAAATGATTCATCTACCTTCTGCTGTGTCTTAGACTTACCTAGAACTGCTTTTAGACGAGCATCTAGTTGTTCATAAGACTTGAAGGTTTCTGGATTTACAAACTCCGAAAGGGAATAAGACTTCTTCCAGATTGATTCCATTTCATCATCACTATCAGATAGTTGTGATGGTTTTTCGAATTCAGATTTATCATAATTCCAATACCCATCCTTCTTGGTAATTTTTACCTTGAAGTTTGCACCATTCCAAAAGTCAAATGGATCAATTGGTTTTTCATCTTCAAACTCAGGTTGCATAGCAGCAGTAATCTTATCAAAGATTTTCTTACCATACTTGAAGAGAAATACTTTACCTTCATTTTCTGGATGTGCCTTATCACCCACAACATAGATGTTGCTGTAATAAGATAACTTACGTTTACGATCACGTACAATATCTTGATTTGCCTTACTACCTGTATTCCACAATTCTCTATTTGCTTCGCACACAGGGCAGTTTTGATTGATTGTTGTCAAACAATTATCAATCAACCAACCACCAGTTCCTTGAAACGCATGATTATAAACTTTTGCCCAAGGAAGATCTTCTCCCTCTGGTGCAGGCAAGAAACGGATAATTGCAAAACCGTTACCTGCTTTATCTACTTCTGGTTTCCAGATACGATCATCAGTTGATCCACCAGAATTACTCATCTTCTCAACTTCTTTTACGAGTTTAGACGTAAGAGAACCAAGTTGAGATTGTTTTTTAAGATTTGAAAAGGACATTGGATTAATCGGATTAATTGGATTGTACGAATGTATTATAGCACAAGGATCATCAGGTGTCAATATGAACAGTTCTTTTTAAACTCTCAATAGTATTTTTCATCGAATTGAAAATGACATTCATATCTGCTTTGCCAAATCCAAGAATTGCTGTTGCTTCTTGAATTTTTTCTTTCATTTTTGTTGCTTCTGGATCATCAGATAAACTTAATCTTGTATATAAAATTTGCTGCTTATCCAAAAGTGTAGAGAGGGAATTAATATGGTTCACCTTTTCATCTTTTGACATTATAGTAAAACGTTGAATTCCATGATAAATTTCAGATTGAAGATTGTGAATATCATCCATTTCATCTTGGACTAGTTCTGAGTCAAAAAAAGACATATTACCTCTATAAAATTATTTGTTTCAAAATTTGCTTATAATTACATACATCAATATTTAGAAACATTGAATATTTTTTTATCTTAAGACTTACGGTTTCCCATACTGGATCTAAAAGTTTTTTATCAAAATTATTCCCGAACAGGAAGATCTTATCCCATATGACTATGGTTTCTATATCAATCTTCCCGCTCAGGAACATTTTTAAAATAGGAGGATGTTGTCTTGAACAATCAAATAAATCATTTAAGTTATATTCAGACAACATTTCTTTAGACTGTTCTTTAAAAATATAAGATAAACTTTGATTTCTTTTCATCCATTGTTGGTATTTGGTTTCACCCTCTCGAATAATTTCACCAATCCAAAGTCTATCTGGAGTATCCGATTCTACAAAATTTGCAAGATAAAAATTTTTAATTTCATCATCGGATTTTTGTCTACTGATTCTTTCAAACCAATACTTGTCCTTTCTTTCGTTAAATGATTTTACTGATGCTCTGGATTTTCCTGCATATTTGTGATAATCATATTTTAATTTACTAAAATGATTTTTAAATGCTAGATACTGGGTATAAGCATCAAAAGGTTTCATATCACAAGTCTTGCTTTAGATGTTCTTTTTAAGAAGTTTAAATTAACTGCATTATATTTAATTTTTTCTTTTAACGGTTTGCTGACCAATTTTGAAATTGATTCAACCTCAACATTGTTTTCTTCACAATAGTAAATAATGGCATCAATATAATTCATTTCCGAATTATTTTTTACAATATTTTCTATAATTTCTGAAAATTTTACCGCACTTAAAAATTTTTCATCTAAAATTTTGTCTACGTTATTTTCCATATTCTGTTAATTTGTGCTCCACGAATTCTGTAATGTAATTATGTAATAATTTGATGTACTTTTTCTTATCGTATTCTTCATAAACTTCGCATTCTCCATTTTCACATGACATAATAATCACAAACTTCTTTACTATTATACCAGTAAGTTCATATAACATGCAAGCATATGCTGCACATTGAACAAAGTAATGTTCGATCCAGTCTCTTGGTTTAGGTTTCTTTGAAGTTTTGAAGTCAATAATAGCAAGTTCTCCATTATACTCTGCAATACAATCAACAGTTCCTGCGATTCCAAGTTGCAGACTATACATGGATTTTTCTAATGCATGTATATTATTAATCTTATTAAGATCAGTTTTAGCAATTCTGAAAAGATGTTTTGATAAAGGTTGAACCTCTGGAAGTTCTTGAATATTCTGAAGATAATTCTCAACCAAAGTGTGCATATCAGTACCACGACTGGTTGCAGCATTTGTGATTTTATTTGCTTCAAGTTCTCCGACTCTCTTTCTCCAATCAACAAAAATCTGACGATTGATATGACTTGTGATAGAAGTAATGGAGACCAATTTTTGAAGTTGATCTCCATCAGGAACTTTATAATATCTGACCCCATCAATAGTCTCCCTTTCAAGAACAGGGAGACTTAATTCTATATGATTAAACATTAAAACCCAGCAGCAAGTTTATTTACGATGTAAGATTTAACAAGTCCTGAACGAACAATATCATCTGTAGTAAATTCTACAGATTCAAATTCTGGCATTCTTTCAACAATTTTCATAAAATTTATAATACCATCTTTTTCATTGTTACGAGTTAAGTCTGATTGAGTTGCATCACCACAGAAGATAATTTTACTATCTTCACCAACACGAGTGATAATAGAATCTAATTCGTGAAAATTAAGATTTTGCATTTCATCTACAATGATGATGCAATTGTCAAGTGTAGTACCACGAATGAAAGATGTACTCCAGAATTTGATACTTTCTTGTTGTTTAAGATTACCATAAAGCATTTCAAATTCGGAATCATTTGTCATTTCAAACATATACTTTACCATATTTTTATATGGAATTTGATAAAGACTTGACTTATCTTCATGATCTCCTGGAAGGAAACCAATTTCTCTGGTGGCAACAAGAGATCTTACAACTACAACTCTATCATAAGGTGTCAATTCGTTCAAGACATCTTTTAATGCAAGATACAAAGAGCAGAAGGTTTTTCCTGTTCCTGCACATCCATAAACAAATAAATGTTTTTGATTGTTATAAGCTTCAAAAAGTTTTTTTTGATTTTCAGTGACTGGTTTGATATCCACCAATCTATCTAAATTGAGTGGTTTTTTTCTTTTAATTTGCTTTAATGACATGCTACCAATTCCAATGGATTGGGGTTCTTGATTCCTTCTTTTTCTTGCCATTAGTTTTTAAAGATTTAGATTTTGTTAACTCTTGAACCAGGAGCTTTGCTTGCTTTATGAAGTACATCATTCCATCCGGGATGTTTGCTGACCAGTTTATTTTTCCAGTCTCCAACTTCTCCAGGAGTTGCACATCCCTCGGACCAATCTCTTTTCCATTCAGGATTGTCTTTATACCATTGTGTAATGTCATGGACACTCATTTCAACTTCTTTTTTCTCACCAGTTTCTTTGTGTATAATCGGATATAATGCCATTTTGTATAATTACAACTGAAATTATTTAGATTAAGGACTCAATCTTGCTTTATGAAGACGTTTTTCCTCATAATAATGAAAGACTTCTGGAACCCACAATTTGATTACGGGAACCATACCCTCACAGAGTGCTTGAATTTCTACCTGAGCATCTAACTTTGCTCTAAGATCTAGAAAGTGAAGTGCTGCTCTCAATG